TAAAAACTAAAGTAAAATATATACCTTTTAATATTGGTAGTAGAAAACAAATAGCAGAACGTCTAATAGAAAAAGGATGGAAGCCTAGTCTTAAAACAGATAAAGGTAATGTAATAGTTAATGAAGAAGTATTACGTAATATTAATATGCCAGAAGCTAAAATGTTTTCTAGATATTTACTATTACAAAAAAGAGTTTCCCAGATTAAATCTTGGATTGAGTCATGTCAAGATGATGGGAAGGTACATGGTAGAGTAATGACACTCAAAACCATTACAGGTCGTATGGCTCATAATTCTCCTAACTTAGCTCAGGTTCCAGCAATTTATTCTCCTTATGGTAAAGAATGTAGAGAATGTTGGACTGTATCAGATCCATCAAACTATACATTAGTTGGCACAGATGCTAGTGGACTTGAGCTAAGATGTTTAGCACATTATATGAATGATTCTAATTTTACTAATGAATTATTAAATGGAGATATACATACTGCTAATATGAATATGGCAGGACTAACTGATAGAGATCAAGCAAAGACATTTATATATGCTTTTCTTTATGGTGCAGGTCCAGCTAAGATAGGTAAAGTAGTAGGTGGTAATGCTAAACAAGGACAGATTCTAGTTAATAGATTCTTAACTAATATGCCAGCTCTTAAAAGCTTACGTAATAAAGTACAAGAAGCTGGACAGCAAGGATATATTAAAGGATTAGATGGCAGAGTATTTCAAGTACGTAGTCCTCATAGTGCTTTAAATACATTACTACAGGGTGCTGGTGCCATAGTATGTAAACAATGGTTAGTTAGCATGATAAGTATGATAAGAGATGCAGGTATAGATGCAAAGCTTGTAGCTTCTATACATGATGAATACCAATTTGAAGTTAAGTCTACAGATGTTTCTAAGTTTGGACAAATAACTAAAGAAGCAATGACACGAACTGAAAAAGAATTAGATATACATTGTCAGTTAGATAGTGAGTGGAAACAAGGACTTACATGGGCAGAAACACATTAATTTTTTTTATTTTAATTTTTTTATGAAATTATTATAAATAAGTATTGACTAATATAATAAAATGTGTAATAATTTAATTTTAATAACAATATACATAGTATATTTCAACAGTGAAAGGAAAGTTAAATATGGCAGTAATAAGTGGTAAAGCCTACTGGGCAAGTGTAACAAATCCAAATACAACATTTGATGCAGATGGAGTATGGACTATAGATGTAGGTAACTTAGATAAAAAGACTATCGAACAAATTAAAGCAGATGGTCTTACTATTAAAAACAAAGGAGATGATAGAGGAGACTTTGTGACTATCAAAAGAAAAGTTAGAAGAAAAGATGGTCAAATGAATAGAGCTCCAGAGCTTGTAGATGCTCAAAAAAGAGTCATGCCAAGCACATTAATTGGTAATGGTTCTGATGTCAATGTTCTTTATTCTACCTATGATTGGGAGTTTAAAGGAAGAAAAGGTACATCTGCAGATCTAAAGTCTGTACAAATAGCCAACCTTGTACCTTATAAAGATGCTTCAGATGGAGATGGTTTTGAAGTAGTTAAAGATGGCTATACTACTGATGAAGCTAGTTCAGTAGCATTCTCATAATCCTGTAGAGGTAAGAGGGGTAGTTTTTGTTCATTTTACTATCCCTCTTTTTTATTTATGAAAGATATTAATACATTAGTTGCAGATATTTATAGCTTATTTGATTTATCTAATAAGTCTCGTGTCTCTAAGAAAGAAGCCAAGAAGATCACAGAAGAATTAGGTCGTCAAGTACAAGAGCATGTTTATGAATATTTATACAACGAACCAATAGGTAAAAATAATTTAAGATTATCTGCTATAGGTAAACCAGATAGACAATTATGGTATGACTCTAAAGAAAAAGATAAAGAAAAACAATTTAGTGCACCTACTAGAATAAAGTTTTTATATGGACATATACTTGAATCTTTATTACTAGCATTTGCTAAACTTGCTGGACATTCTGTATCTGAAGAACAAAAAGAAGTTACTATAGGTAATATTACAGGGCATCAAGATTGTAGAATAGATGGAGTTTTAGTTGATGTTAAGAGTGCATCAGCTACATCTTTTAAAAAGTTTGCTTATGGTACATTAACAGAAGATGATCCATTTGGTTATATAGCACAAATATCAGCTTATGCAGAAGCTAATGGCGATAAAGAAGCTGCATTCTTTGCTATTGATAAACAAAATGGTAATCTAGCTTTATTAAAATTACATGATATGGAGATGATAAATGCAGAAGACAGGATTAAACACCTTAAAAAAGTTTTACAAAAAGATAAAGCACCACCTAAGTGCTATGAAGACGTTCCTGATGGGCAAAGTGGCAACTTTAAGCTTCCTATTGGGTGTGTATATTGCAACCATAAAGTGGTATGTTGGTCCGATTCAAACCAAGGAAAAGGACTCAGAGCTTTCAAATATGCAAAAGGTCTTAGGTTTCTTACGGAAGTTAAAAGGTTACCTGATGTGGAAGAAATAAGTGTTTCGTAGTAAGTCTGAAGAAAAAATATATAATCTATTAAAAGAAAAAAATATACCATGTGAATATGAAAAAGGTAAAATAGAATATGAATGGTCAGAAAATAAAACCTATGTTCCTGATTTCTTTTTATTAAAAAATGGTATTATATTAGAAGTTAAAGGTAGATTTGTTTTAGAAGATAGAAAGAAACATTTATTTATAAGAAAGCAAAAACCAGAATTAGATATAAGATTTATATTTGATAATCCAAAAGCTAAACTATATAAAGGTGGTAAAATGACTAATGGTTCTTGGTGTGATAAATATAAATTTAAATATAGTTCTTTAAGAGAAGGAGTTCCTGAAGAGTGGATCAATGAAAGAAAAAGAAAAAATAATTTGTACGGAATACTTTCAGAAATCATATAGTAATTCTACTCCTGAGAAATTATTATTCTTAGCAGTAATATTACAAGCTCTATTGGATGCGACTAAACCAAAAGAACAAAGAGAATCAGATACTAGTATAGTTGCAAGAGATCAAGCTAAGGCTTGGTTCTTTGCTACTGTAGGAGTTACTTGTTCTAATTTTGAGCAAGTATGTGAAAATGCAGGATTAGAACCTACATATGTAAGAGGATTTGCATATAAAGTTTTAGAATCAAAAGAGATTCAATATGTTAGAAAAAGAATTAATAAAATATTAAATAACTAATTGAATTATGATTAGTGATATGATATACTTTATTTCTAATACAGATAGTGTATTGAGTTTTTATTTATTAGGAATTATAACAGGGATACTATTAATAGTAGTATCCTATTTTATTAGTAAACTATAGGAGATTAAAATGGGAATGATGGATGAAGCTATTAAACAAACAGTTAAAAGTAATGGATTTAAAAAGACTGATATAAAAAAGTTAGCAGCTCGTAATAAACAAGTAGGTGGTCAACATTATAAAGATTGTAAGATACAACCTATTGATTATATTATGGAAAATAATTTAACTTTCTGTGAAGGTAATGCATTAAAATATATTACTAGACATAGAAGAAAAGGTGATGGAGCTAAAGATATACATAAAGCAATACACTATCTAGAAATGATATTGGAGGTAGAATATGGCGAATAACTATTTACCTACAGAATATCAAACATTTATACATGCTTCTAGATATGCACGTTGGTTACCAGATGAAGGTAGAAGAGAAACATGGATAGAAACAGTTACAAGATTAACTAATTTTTTTCAAATACATTTAGATAAAAACTTAGGAGTTAAATTAGATAGTGAAGTATGGAGAAAAATAGAAGATAATATTATAGGATTAAATGTTATGCCTTCTATGAGAGCATTAATGACTGCAGGTGCTGCACTAGAGAGAGAAAATGTAGCAGGATATAATTGTTCTTATGTTCCTATTGATACACCAAAAGCATTTGATGAAATATTATATATCTTAATGAATGGAACAGGTGTAGGTTTTTCTGTTGAAAGACAATATGTAGATAAGTTACCTACTATACCAGACAAAGAGTTTGAAAAAACAGAAGATGTTATATCTGTAGCTGATTCTAAAGAAGGATGGGCAAGAGCATTTAAAGATTTAATATCTTATCTTTATACTTGTAGAATACCAAAGATAAATGTAAATAAAGTAAGACCAGCAGGAGAAAGATTAAAAACATTTGGTGGTAGAGCTAGTGGTCCACAACCTTTAGTTAATCTATTTGATTTTACTATAGAAAAGTTTAAAGGTGCTAAAGGTAGAAAACTAAATGCTATGGAAGCACATGACATAGTTTGTAAAACAGGAGAAGTAGTAGTAGTAGGAGGAGTACGTAGATCAGCTCTTATATCTCTGTCTAATTTATCAGATCAGAGATTAAGAGTTGCCAAGTCTGGTGCATGGTGGGAAACTAATCCAGAAAGAGCATTAGCTAATAACTCTGTAGCATATACAGAAAAACCAGATGCAGGTATCTTTATGAAAGAATGGTTAGCATTATACGAAAGTAAATCTGGTGAACGTGGTATCTTTAATAGACAATCTGCTCAAGCTAAAGCTAAAGAAAATGGTAGACGTAA